TCTTTACTCGTATCCTCGTCGTATTTTCTGACGCTTGATGGACTAGGTTTAGCGGTAACAGTCGCACCGTTAGTAATTCCAGGTATAGCAGGCATCGTAATAGTCGCGCCTATATTTATAGTGTACTTACCCTCTATGAGCTCTTTTAGAGCTTTCCTAATATCCTCTAGGTTATCTGTAAATTTTATTTTAGGATCTAAGGCTGCTAAGGCAGCTATCGCCGTTTTATCTGTTGCGTATCCAGCGGTCTTTAACAGCTGTAAGACCTTCTCTAAATTCATCGCATCGTCATAGCGTCCCTGCGTTGCAGCTGTTAAAGTCTTAATAGCCTCCTCGTCGGTCTGATAATCTGAGATTTTTAGCGCTGATAACTGCAAGGCGCGATCTCTATCCTCTTTCGACAGGTTACGACGTAGCGCTGCCTGTAGGTTTATCGCATCTGTGTCAAACTTAAAAGATATAGCATTTTTTAGTCTTTCTATCTCAGCCGTACGCTTCTTTTCTGCGGCTTTACGTTTTTCGTCAGCTTGGAGCTTAGCTACATCTTGAAGTCTTTTTTTACGTAATGCCTCCTCCTCTTTGAGCAGTTTTACTTTATCCGCTGCTAGCTGTAATTCTTTTCTAAAAAAATCCTTATTAATACTTCCGAGATCACCTACAAAAGCTGTAAAAAACTGCTCTACACTTTTTAGTATGGATCCTAAAATCGGTATTTCTTTTAGCTCTGTAAATTTAGATGCGAGCTTATCGATACCTGTAACTATTCTACTTATGACTTTACCGACCTTAAAGCCCACTTCTATCATAGTTTTCTGGAACTCCTCAATTGATACTCCAGATTCCTCTAAGCCTTCAACGAAACCTTTACCGATCGCCTCTTGCGTCTGCTCAAAAGCGGCTTTTAATTTTTGGATTTTGTCTGCGAACGTGTCGGCCTGTTTAGAGGAAAAATCGCCTTCAATTTGTTTTAATACGTCAGCGAAATCCCTGCCTTTAAGCTCAGCTTTCTCGTAACCTATACGCAGCTTTACTAAAGCGTTATAATCGCCTAAAAAAGCGCGAGATAAGGCGTTACTAACCTGTTCTAGCTCTAGGCCTTTTTGTTGACTTATCTCGGTAGATAGCGTTAGTAATTTCTGCGCGTCTGTCAGCGTGTAGGTGGTCTGGACTAATTTTTGTAAAGCTGGTATCAGCTCAGTCTGTGTCACTCCAGAGCTTAAAGCTAATTTACGTACAAAGTCAGAGGCCAGAGCCGTAGCGAAAGCTATGCCAAGATTATTTAACTCAGACTGTAGCTGTTTAGTAGACTTTTCTAATTCTGAGAATTTTTTTATACTGCCTTTTACGAAAGCGCCTAGAGCTACTATGCTAAAAGTAGCTCCTAAACCTTTACCGAATTTTTTTAATGTCGACTGTGACTTTTTTGTAGCTTTGTCTAAATCCTTGAAGCCTTTATCTTTAAGGCGCGTAATAAAATCAACCGCTACCTCTTTACGACCCATTACCATTATTTAGCACCTCTTATAAACTTATATAAACGCTCGTCTATAATTTTAGCGATCTCAGTGCGTACCTTATCGCCTAACACAGCCTCAGCCTTATATATAAGACGCCTAGGAGCGCCTGCAACTTTTGGAAAAAAAATCTTAAAGTCATCCTGCGCCTTATAGTTACGCGAGACGCTCTTAGTCCTAGCCTGCGAGGATTTACTACCAGCTCCAGCTAATTCGTATATCGCGCCGCCAGGTGTGCTATTTACTAGCGCCAGCGCTGCTACTGCTACTTTATTATATCCGTAAGGTACTTTATTCATCGTAGTTCGTTTTACTTTTATACCTCTAGCTACAATTGCAGGCTGCCACGTCCAGCGTAAAGGATCGCGAGATCTATGGATTTTGTCATTTATCCAGGCAGGCGATGAATAGTCTGGAGGCTGCGCGGCGAATACTTCTCTACCTTTATACTGGACGCTGCCAGGCACAAAAGTCCTAGCCAGTTGTGTCATAGGTTTAACAGCCTCGGTAAGACCCTTATTAAAGTCTTTACGTAGAGCAGGATTAATAGCCTTTAGCTCTTTTATTAGCTTGGCAAAATCTGGGATAAAGATGGACTCACTAGCTCTAGCCACTAGCGCCTCCCCTTCATCGTGCGCGGTTTATTTCGCGCCTGCGCCTGCTCTTGAAGTATAAATTTTATAGCTTTGTAGATCGCAGGGTCACAGTTTAGTAGCTCATTAGGTGAGATACTCGTAGCCACCGACACAGCTGCGACCTCCCATATGTCGCCATGTCGGTCTATCCATTTTTTGAGTCAATAACAAAATCTACGTCTTTATATTGATTTAAGAAATCGTCATCAAGAGCCGCAGTAGTTTCGCCTTTAGCTGTTATTAGATAATGGGCGAACCACCATAGATCAGACTCACGCTGGTCATCTATTAGTCGCTTACGCCAGCCAGTCTTAAAGTTAGTCTCAAAAGCTACTTTAGCCGCAGGCGTAAGCTCGTAATTTACCTCTTTACCGTCTTTCTTAGTTACTTTAATATATTGTGTAGCCATTTATGTCCCCTATTCTAATTATTAAGATGTAGCTTTCGTCAAGGCGGTCACTGGTAGCGAAATCGATGCACTCGCTGGAGAATCGATAGAGCCGTTAATTGGCTGCCACTGTGAGACCAGCACCGACATAGAGTAGCTAGGGTTAGTAGCTGTAACTGTGCCTGATACTGGGATTAGCTTAATTGCTAATTTACTTCCTAGTGCATCCTCAAAAAGTGAGTTAACGCTAGATGCTGCAAAATCGTTAAACACTTCAAGCGTTACGGTTGGACGTTCGATCCCACCGATGAAATTATTTAGACTGTCTGTCATCGCTGTTATTTCTACGGCATCTACTTCCCTCGATAAGCTGACCGAGCTAACGAAAGTAGTGATCGTAGTAGTACCAACTATTACAGCCACCTTATTACCCATAAAGATCGCCATTTATTTCTCCTTTTGTTTAGCCGATCAGTTCGACATTATACCGATACGCAAGGTAATCGGTACTAGCCACCTGTACAGATCCAGCCGTAGCATTTGTTACGCGTAAGGTCTGTACAGCGCCGCCTAGTGTTACGTCACCCTCGATCGCGGCTTTTACCGAGGTAGATCCTGTAGACGCTAGATAACCGTCTAGCTTTGTCTGTCCAGCTGACTCGCTCATACGTCCTACGATTAAAAGTATTGTACAGGTAGCGTTATCAAATCCACGATTAAACGTGGCATCAAAATTTAGATCTAATTGTCCTACTACGGCGCTAGGTACATTTACAGAATCTGGTATATGGTCGTAACATTTTAATCCTGCGATAGTAGCTAGTCTGGTCTTTAGACCTGTACGCACTGTAGAGGGAACCATTAAGCGACGACCTCTTTTTTATAGGCGCGTACCATCGCAGTAACGTCGCGACCTAGTGGAGACATACGTATCGCTCCTAGATCTCCTAGACCTAAGATGCCGCCTGGAGAGTCTTTACGTTTATATAAGTCAGCTGTGAGGATTTGACAGGCTGTCTCTATATCATCTGGAACGCTAGGCCATCCCCATTTAGCCGTAACCTCTACTCCTGGTCTTAGGCCATTACTAAATAGTCCAGGATAAACAGGCCAGACGTTTAGCGTGTTGACCATTGTAAGCTGCGTAAAAGGTCTGCCTAAAGCTGAGGCAGTTAAAGGATCTACTAAGAAGTCAGTATTTATAGTAAGTGTAGTCTCAAAAGTACCATCGCCATCGTCGTCGGTCTTTACTACTAGACCAGTAGTAGAGCTAATATCATCGACATAAACAAAAACATTATTATTAGCGCGATAGCTACGAGCTGACGCTGACGAGTCTGCATAAAATCGCCTATTGGCGATTCGGTCAATACTGCGCGAGGCAGACTCTATAAGTCCCTCTAATAGTGTGTCGTCAGTGCTATCAACAATAGATAGAAAATTTTTCATCGCTGCTAGCGTCGTATAGCCATTAGTTATAGCCATCCAGGAGCCTCATCGTAAATAGGGACAGGTATTTTCGAGAATAGGCTATTACTAAAGTGTTTTCTAATATCACTCATAAAAGCCCCTTAGATCCTGGATGGTTATAACTACTGGGAGGCCGTAGCCCCCCAGATAGTTTTATTTAGCTTTAGAAGCTAGGCGTTGCAAGTCCGCTTCCGTTTATTTGTGCGAAAGCTTTTGGGTACCTTAAAGAAGTATAGGCAAACATGCCGTACATGACGATATTTAGCGCTACCTTTCCATTAGGTTCCTCAAACGTTACGTATGTCGGACTACCTGCCTCCTCGAATAGATGAGACTCGTTTAGATCGACTACGTGGATAGTGTCTTGGTTTGTAGATGTGCCCTTATCTGTTGCGATATTGGCATCTGTAATAATTGGCAGACCAAGTAATGAGTAATT